CGATTTTATATTTAAGGGTATCGCCTGACTTGAAAATAGTATCTATAACCCCTGCACCCGCTAAACTGTCTAATAATTGAAGCGTTCCATAAGTTACATTCTGCATCCTTAAATTGGTAAAACTTTCAACGGCTGAATTTTTTACATATCGTAATGTGTAGTTCTTTGCTGAATCAATCGAAGGAAAACGATTCTGCCCGTAGGAAGAAATAGAAAATAAAATAGCTATGAATAAAAGTATTTTTTTCATTATGCTAAAATAAAAAAAGCCTCTTTTAAAGGCTTGTAAGTTGTCAACTTATAGCACAGTTACATTGACTTGGTCAAACTCCGCACCGAAGCATTGAAAGCTCATATCCGCATTAGATGCGTAAACTCTTATTTCATCTAAATTACTAAGCGTAATTCCCATGTCTATTCTTGCATGAGTTTTAGCTGCAATAGCTTCATCATAATGCGTATAATCTTTATTTCCAGTTGCAGCACCTCCATAAGATACACTTACCCTGTATGTGCCAGCACTTGCATTTCTATTGCATACAGAAATAAAAGAAATGACAGCACCCTTTGCGTCAGGCACTACATACAAATCCGTTTCTGTTGTTGCTGCTGGAGCAGCTTGCCCCAATATTTTTTTTATTTCCATTAGCTTCCCATTAACATGAACATATTTTGATAAACAGGTGTTGCACTGGTTACGATTTCAGCAGGTATAGAACTACCGTTTCCGATGTACTTTTTTCCCTCTACTGTATCTTCTATAATAAAATTCCTTTCAGGCTCTAAACCTGTTAAAGAATCAACGTATATGATTTTAACTTCTTCCATTAAATATAAGTTACTACAATAAAATCACCATCAACTAAAGCGTTCTCAAAATTCAGTGTTCCACTTGCTGCATGATAACCAACGGTGTTTGTTCCTGTTGGCATATCTGTACTCAATGCCAAAGTCTGAATACTCTCAAATAACTGTGTTCTTGTAACCCCGTAACGATAGATGTAAAAAATATCAACATTTATTAAAGCTGAATTTGTAAATCCATCTACTGTGCTCGTACTCTCGAATATAAATGTCGAAGGCTCTGCATTAATCTTTAAATCATCTGTTTTGTATAGTTCACCGTCATTGATTAAGGTTACATCATACGTTCCGAATCCAGTAGCTGAACCTGTATAAACTGCTGTTTGAACTACAAAACTACCAATGTAGTATCTTGTATTAGTTCCGTCTGTAACTTGGTATTTAACCACACATTTTTTACCTTCTAAAATAGAAGAACCGAAAAACATCGGGTCGGCTTGTGAATCGGGAGTTGCAAAAGAGTTGATAAACATAACACCATTGCTTTGAACGGTTACATCATAAAGCCCGTACTCTCTGCCTCTTGCCCGTCCGCTTCCTCTTGTGGTTGTATTGATAATCTCTGAATTGATTGTAATTGTACAGGTTTCTTCGCACCCTATTAAATAGAGTGAATTATCCGTTCCACCGCTAACGTAAATGTTTATATTTTTGCCTGTAACTACACTCATCTTTTCTTTTTCTTAAAAAGATTATAAATTGTTTGCCCGAAAATAGCCATTAACCAAACATTAGGCTTTTTATACTGTTCGACTTCTGGGTTTGTAATTCTCCTTTCTGACCTATCTACTAAGCCATATAAATAATTACCCGTAACGCTAAAATCATTCCCTGTGCCATCATGTAACTCATTAAAGGTAAAACCACATTGACTAAGTGCTAAATTTATTGTCAACGTACAAAGTAAAAATTCTTTGTCAGGCAATTCACTTATAAAAGCTGTGTCTAAAGGTGATAATAAATAATTAGAAGTATTACTGATTGAATTTTTAAAAGTACCCTCCATCCGTAAAAAGTTTCTTGAATACAACCTGTAATAAGCATAGGTTATAATTTTAGAAAACCTTTCTTCCTCTGTGATTCCGTTGTGATACCAGTATTTTAACTTATTAGAATTAGAATCAATTAAAGCACCTTTAAAAACTATATTTTCAGAATCGCTTATAAATACCTGTTCTTCTATGTAGTTTTTTAATGTATTAGTATTTTCAACTTTATTAAACTGAGCCCTGAATGTTATGTTTGTATTTACATAGCCTTCATAGTCAAAATTTAAGTCAGAAATAAAATATAAATAAGTTCCTGATGGTGTTGGGTTGCCTTGTGTTTCTAAAGTAAAAATTACTTCCATACCAGTAACGCTTGCAGGTATAGGGTCAACATTTTCTATTGTTTCAAATAACGGGTTTGTTGGTGTGCCTATTGACCCTGAAGATGCTTGTGCTCCAATAAAAGTTGGTGTTGTTGTCCATTTGCCATCTGCTTTCATGTACAAGTCAGCTAATGGGCTTGTTCTTGTTAATTTAATCTGACAAAATAAAACCCTATTGTATAAAGTTGTTTCTGCGCCATGATTGTAAGTAAACCTGAAATAATCACCACTATTACAAGTTATTGGAGATGATGTTAATACACATAAACTGCCAAACGCAGTTGAGCCAGTTGTTCTAAATGTTACCCTTCTTGATATTTCAGAAGTAGAATCATCTGTTATATCTAATTGAGAAAGTATTTTCGCATCTAAATTAGCACTTCCAGATTTTGTCCAATGGTCTAAATTATAAATAACCTGTTTGCTTGGTGAAATAAAAGCTGAAAAATCTCCTTCGTTTAAATCTTGGTTTCTTAATAGTTTAGGAACTTCAAAATTATAATTTAGTCTTACTGCTTTTGCTGGTGGTTGGTAACTACAAATAGCATCTTCATTTATAAACTTCCAATTATTGTTAAGCCCTATTGTAAAATTAAACCTTTGCGCCTCTGCTATACCTTGCGCCACTCCTGAACTGTTCCATTCTGTACCATATAAACCCAAATCTCTTATCCAATCTTCAACGTAAACAATATGCCATTTACCCCTCGCTTGAAACATTTGACAGCCAAAACTTGTAATAAGTTTGTTTAATGCTGTAAAAGGGTCATCTTGTGAGAATGTTTTATAAGAAATAAACGAATAATAAAAGGGGTCTCTTTCGGGATTGCCTACTGTTCTTGCAGTTGTGCCGTCAGGATAAATATTTATCCATGTCCAAAAGTTTAAAGATAGGTTTGTTAATTGAAGCCATCTGTAAATTAATTCAGTACCTCTATAAAACAAAAAAGGCTCACTGCCGCTAATTTCTAATTTAGCTGCATTTAATAAATGTAGCCCATCCCTTGCAAATAATTCTATTTGAATATTGCCATCCTGAAAAGGAAACTGTAAATCTGTGCTATCTAAAAAACCATACCAATTTACAACGCCGTTACAAAATAAAACTACTCTGTATTGTATAGCTGTTTCGGCAATAAAACTTTCAGGCGGCAAAGAATCGTTACATAATATTTTAAATCTTAATCTGCTTTGCTTAATTCCAAAATCTTTTACTCTATCAAATTGCTGCCATTCTAAATGAGCCTCTGTACAAATTACATTTGTTGCAGTGCCTCCAAATACAAAGTCATCTTCTTGTATTTCTATTTTTATATCCTTGCCGTCTGCATCATTAAAACGTAATATGTATTTTGGTACAAATGCCATTAAATGCCTCCTAAAATTCTAAGGTTTTTTATGTCTAAGTTACTTACTTTATTTACTGCAACGCCTGCAAGCTCTCCCGAACCAGGAGCAATGCTATTTAACAACGCTTTCAATGCCTGTGTAACTGCATACTGAATTAAAATACGTTGTGTTGTTTGTGCAATACTCTTAGCTATATCTTCAAAGGCTTTTACACCGTCTTTGGATAAGTTTGTAAACAAGTCGGCAAATTCACCTGCTATTGAGTTTATTAGTTGGTCGCTAAGTTGTAAAGTTTCATTTAATTGTTTAGCTTGCTCAATCTTTTGCGGCAAACCATTTAACCCTGTTTCACCTCTGCTTGCATCACTGCCAACAATAGCTAACTGTTGCTGGGCTGTTAATTCAGGCGGCTTTTCGCCTGTCTTTCTTAACTTGTTTTCAGCTTCAATTAATAGGTTTAAATCTTTTTGAGCCTGTATTCTTTCTTGTTCTTTTTTGTTTAGTTCATCATAGAAAGAACCAATGCCAACTATTAATGAAAGTTCAGCCTGTGTATCTTTAGTTTTCTCTTTTTGCTTATCACCTAAGCCGCCTGTTAATTTGAATTGCTGTGTTTGGTTTTGCTGAATTAATAAACTTAATTTATTATTATCAGCAGAAATACTATTTATCTCTTTTTGCTTCTCAATTATTTTATTCTGAAACTCTAATCTTGCATTCTCAATCTCTTGTAATTCAGCAGAAAACGATAAAGATATTTTATTCTCTCTTGTTTCTGTTTTACGATATTCAATAAACTTTCTTTTAATATCGTTTATTTTCGATTCACGTTGCTCTCTTAATTTATCAATTTCAAATTGAGCAGCTATTATTTTTTCTTGGTTCTGCGTTTGAATATTTGCGGCTGCTCTTGCTAATGCTGATTTTTGTATTGCATCTGCCAGTAATTTATAAGCGTTTGCCGCTTTACCTGCTACAATAGCCTCTGAATCTAATCCTTTAAGATATTCAGGATAAAGTTTTATTAACTGGTCTGCTGCTTGCTTTCTTATTGTGTAAGATTGTGCAGTATTTATAGCTGTCTTATAAAGATTCTCTAAATCAACTTTTTCTCTTGCTAAAATATTAGCATACTCTTGCTCAATGGTTTTTAAATCTTCTTTTTCCTCTTTTAGTTTCTTAGTTGAGCCTGTCCATCTATCAAAACCTAATACCGCAAATTGAGCAGCAGAAGTTAATAAGGAAATAGCAAGTACTAAACCACCACCACCTAATAATGATGAACCTAATGCTTTTAATGCGCCCCCTGTGGATGCGCTGCTTGCCTTTAATTGTACAAATGATTGTATTAGCGGCTCAATGTTGTTAGCAATACCAATAAGCCCAAAAGGGGCATCAGATGCAACCCTTCCTAAATTAGTTAACGCAAATGTAGCTTGGTTAGTACTCTGCCCTAATTTGGGCATCTGTTGAGTAGTACCCTTAGCCGCCTGTTCAGTTCCCTTTAACGAAGTCTGAAGCTGCCTCAATGCCGCCTGTGCTTGTGCTACCTGCGCCTGTACTTCTATCTTCAACACTTCGTTCATGCTTAACTGCTTTTAACTTTTCTAATAACCGTTTTTTCTTTTCTTCTTCCTCTTTTAAATCCTGTGGCAAAGGGAAGTATCGCTTGAACTGATTGAAGTTTAGCGGCTTCGTACTTTGGGTACTTACAACGAAATAACTCTGAACTCTTGCTAACTCGTAACTGTCTAAAAGTCTTTCGTTGTAAGCCTCCACCATGTTCACACATTCAACCAAACTAAACCTGTCGTATTGTTCAGGGTCTATTCCACACTTGTAACACTTAACTCTGAACTCACTCCAATCAAATTCTTTTTTTTTATTTCTTCATCAACAGCCGCTTGCAACTTTTCTGTTTTTTCTTTAAAGAAGTTACCATCTACAAACTCCTGACAAAAGTCTTTTAACTCTTTAGCCTGTTCATCTGTTAATGTTCCTTCGACATAGTCTAATACTTCTTCAAATTCTACTTGTTTGGGTTTTAGATTAACCTTGCTCCAGTTAGCTGCACTTGCCCACACCATCAACGCTAAGTCAAACGCTTCATAATAAAGAGAGCCGAAAGAAATAACATCTTCGGCTTTCTTTGTCCAGTATAATTCAACAGCTAATCTTTTCGGTAAAAGGTTAATTTCTTTTCCGTTAATTTTCATATTGTAAATTTAATTTTAAGGAGTTACATCAATAGTTCCAGTCATTTGAAACGCTGCTGTAAAAGTTACGTTTCCTTCTGCTGGACTTGTGATGTTAAACGCTGTCATGTAACCTGTTCCCTGAATGTAAAAGTTAGTACCTGTACTTTCAGGGTCTTCGTATTTGATGTCTAAAAGGGTGTTTGCATGAAACCACGCATTCATTTGCTCTGCACTTACTTGACCTGCTGATGGTGATGTTTCAAAAATACCATCTACTGAAAAAGTGCCAGTAGGTGAACTTACTGCTGTAACGGTGTTACACTTGGTTACGGTGGTCGTAACAGAAGCCGTACCATCGTAAGAAGATGATGTTTCGCAAATTACATTTGAGTAAGCTCCAGTAGAGCCGTTCTCCCTCAATTGTAACGTAACGGATGAACCTAAAATAGCTGCCATTGTTTAATTTTTATTATCAAAAATATTGTTTAATCGTTCCTTTGTTCCTTATTCTGTCAACTTACTTTTCTATTACTATCTGTGAAAACCTTGTGAGCCTTCTGATTATTTTCTTAGTATCGGTATCTAAAACAGGGAAATGCTGTGAACTTTCCTTTTTCACATCCACTACCTGAAAATCTGAATCGTCTGCTATTCCTGTTGTATCTCTTGTGGGTTTCACTAAGTTTAAAATCTTGCCTGTAATCACATCACAAACCTCTTTCATCTTTGGTTGCGGGTCGCTGTTGCTGTACATCTTTGTATTGAAAGTTGTAACCACATCAATCAGTATTGTTATTTCATTGTGGAACTTTGTTTTTACGGCTATATTTGCATCGGTTAAAGAAGAAACTATAATATAAAAGTCTGAACCTGTTTCGTCTGCTTCCTCATCGTAAACGGGAATAATAGTACCGTTGTAACTCACAGCACCTTGTAAAAGGTCAAAATAAGAATCCCGTATAAATTTTATGCCGTCTTTCATCGAAAGCCTCTGTTTTTAAGTATGTTTTTAATTCTTTGCCCTAATTTTGGTCTTTCCTCAAACCAACTATTAAAAAAGAACGGTTGAGGTTTAATACCTTTCTTTAAAATTGACCATGCCACCGCATTTGCCACCATCAACAAATCAGCTTTCTTTGTTCTGCTTCTGCCAGTATAAGAATTGGTAATTCGTGCTAATCCTTTTCTTTTTACCCAGTCCAAAATAGAATTTAAAAAGTCGTAATAATCACCCCACTTCATGCCCTTAAACTGTTGAGCATAAGAACTTAATTCAGGCGGCACTCTTACTTTCCCTCTTGTACCAAACTCAACAAATGGCGCATATCTTGCATTAGAAAACATTACAAAATTGCCGTTGGCTTCTTTTTTATAATTAGTCATTTGCTGCAACGCTCCAAAGTCTTTAGGCGCACGTTGTTTAGCTTTGGCGATTACGTTTTCACAGGTATCTTCAATTTCTGCATCTATGTCTTTGGCTAAGGTTACAGGGAAATTATCACAAGCCTTTATCAGCTTATCCAATCCTGTTACTTTAAAACTTATTGCACTTGACATTAACTTATATCTTGTGAGGTTGCTACTATTCGCCAATATTTCCCCTCTGGGTTATTCTGTAACTGACTTGCAAACTTATCTTCTGCTCTTACTCTATCAACTCTATCTATACTTTGAATTATGTATGTCCGATTGTTATACTCAATCATTGCCCTTATTGAAATATCCAACGCTGAATCATACCGTATTAAAAACTCATAAGAGGTTTTAAAAGCTGCTTTATTCGCATCAAAAGACTTCGTTTGGCTAATAGTGTTTATTTGCGCCCACACTTGTCCAATTTGTGTTGATTGCGGTTCTACACCATCAACACCCGTTGAATAGGAAGCCACAACTATATTAACTTTTCTTGCTACGCCAACTCCCATTATAAATAAGATAAATCTTTTAGATATTTTGCATTGCTCATTAACTCCATCGGCATACTGTCTGAATCATCTCCACGGTTTTCATACAACCACAATAAAACCCGTTTTAAGTCCGTAAGAAGCCCGTTATCCGTATCGCCCAATGTTGTATAGGTAATTTCATAAGTCCCCCAATAAGACGGCTTAAAATGCTTCTGAAAGTAACCCACTAACTGATATTCGTCTGCATCTAAAGTTTCCCAGTCGTTTTCGCCTGTTCCTGTATCTTGACCTTGTAAAACTCGAACTTGTGAAACTGCATTAATAGGAGAGTAGGGTAATAAAAAATATTCCTCAATTAAACCTGTTAAAACAATGGTTTTATTCACTAAAGAACGGGTTGCGTATCTT